GAACCAAGGTTATCTTCATCCAAGAAGGCAGTAACACCATCAAGGACATTCAGTTCAGTAGCAGTAGCAGTAACATTAGTGCCACCAATATCAAGAGTGGTAACAGAAACTTCACCAACAGTCATTATGTTGGTTGAAGGATTATAAGCAACACCAGCGTCTGTTCTAATATTTTCCTGAGTTGGGTTGGCGTTATTATCAGCAACAAATGTGATGTAGTGAGTAGCATCAGTATCTGTCTGACCAACTGCAACAGATGATGCCTGAGCACCACCACCAGAAATTGATTCAAGTGAGGTTTCAACCTCCTGTAAAGCATTTTTGATAGTTGTGTTGTCACTGATTGTTGATCCAGTGAAAGTGCCAAGATTAGTAGAATCTCTGGCAACACCAGTCAGTGTTATAAGGTTGTCACCAGCTTGTCCATCATCAAGAACATCTCTACCATCAACTGTTCCACTAACAGTAATATTTCCACCTACATTCAGAAGATTGCTATTTGGATTGAATGTAATACCAGCATCAGTTCTTACTTCTTCTGCTGTTGCTGATCCATTGTTATCAGCAACAAATGTAAGATACTGAGTAGCATCAGTAGAATTAGAAATTGTTTTAACTGTATCTGCACTAGTAGCACTAGTAGCACTAGTAGCAGTATCAGCATTTCCTGTAAGATCACCTACAAAGGAAGAAGCAGTGATGATGCCAGATGCGCCTGCATCAATGCCGCTACTTGTGATAGTAACAGCAGAACCAACAGTTACTTCTGTAAAAGTAGCACCTGAAGACCCACCCAAAACATATGATTTAATTCTAGATGCAGCAGTCTTTCTATTTGTTCCAGTAGCTCCATCATCAACAATAAACAGATCAGCATCTACAATGTCTGCACCAATATCTGTTCCGCCATCAATATCAATCGCTGTGAGATTAACATCTCCAAATGAAAGAATACCACCAGCATCAGATTGGAGAACCTGACCTGATGTTGAAGCATCAGTGCCAGGCAATGTAAATGTTATATCTCCTGCTAAACTATTTGGTGACTTTAACTGAACAAAGTTTGAACCATTATTGATAGCTTCATATAATTTGAGACCACCACCTGTTGTTGTGGTGTTGTTACTCCAAAAGTCACCCCCACCAATTAATTGGTTTCCATCTTTAGTTCCTACGTAGAGCTGGAATCTATCAGTGGTAAATCCTGGTTCACCAACGGCCAGAGTTGGAAGTTGAGAGAATACACCTCTTTTAAACTTAAGAGTTGGTGAAGCCATTTTTTAAATTCTTCTTATATTTTATTTATATAGGGTGTTTATGTGAAGCTACCAAAGTCTTGATTGCCATCAAGAGTGCCATCAGACAAGTCAACAACTTGGAATGGAGTTGTGTACTCCCAAACTGAAGCATCAGTGTCAAGTGCCAAGACACCATCATCAATTGGTGTGCCTGTAATGGCATAACCAGCAATAGAAGTAGCATTTCCAGATGCTCCCTCTGTGGCAATAAATTGACCAATTGATGCATCAAATACCAATGTATGTCCATTTGTAATGGATGTTGTTGAAGCAGCAGCAATATTGGTGAGAGGTCCTAGATCAACTGTGCTAGCATCAGCACCAACCCACTTACCTGTTGAAGATTGATACTTGAGGACTTTATCATTGACCTTAGCACTATTTCTATCAACATCATCCAAGAACTCTAGGCGAACTTCTCCTCCACCACCTTGAGCAGCAGCAGTTCTAACAGTTTCATAGACCATTTTGCGCAATTGATCCACTTCACGCTTCAATCTGGCCATTTCTGTCTCAGATTCATTGATTTTTTCTTCTTCTGGGACTAATTTGTCCAGAATTTCCATAGATTTTTCAATATTTTCACTGATTTCTGCCTTTTCTTCAACTTTCTCTTGTTTCAGAGGTTCAGGTTCAATGATATTTGTAGTCTCTATCTCTGTGGGAACATAATTATCTCTCCAATCAGTGGTATCAACCTCTTCTTTTTGCTGTTTTTTGGGATCTGAAAACAAAAATGTCTCAAAAACCTTAGCATTTTTTATTAATTCTTCTCTTTCTTTATCTTTTTTCTTGCTCTTTTCTTTAATCTTCTTTTTTTCTTCACTTAAAGACGCAAAAAGGTCTCCAAGAGATAAATCTCCAATTAATTCTTTCTTTTTTTCTTCTTTTTTCTTTTTTTCTTCACCAATAAGACTGAAGAAATCTCCTAATTCATTCATTTTAAGGACAAAAAGACCTTTTTACTATTTATCTTGGGCAGCTTGCTTTAACATTTTCTGTAGTTCAGCAGTAGATCCCACAAAAAGAGCATTGTTGACTGTAGTTGGTCCTTTTGACTCTTTTTCCTCATTGACATCCTTCAGTTTTTTCTGAAGATCCATCAATTTGTCAGTAGCATCTGAAACATTTTTGATCAATTGACCAGCAACCTCATATGCTCTTGGCATTTCACTCTCTTGAGCAAGTTCTAAGATGCCATTGATTGCTTCTTGCCCCTTTTCAATGATTGAATATAAATTGCCCCTGGTATATTCATAGTCTTTACGAATATCCTCAGAGGTGCTTCTGATTTTTTGTATTTTATCATCTACATTCTCTTTTTTCACTTCAATTTCAGTGGATGTGACATCAAATGTTTCATTTAACTTGTCAAATTTACTAGACATAACTCAATCTCCATTAAAAGGTAGAACCATCAAACCCAAAGTTGTCTCCAATATCAATGAAGTCAGCATCTGCTTTGGTAATGCTATAAACAGCAGCACCTGAAGCGTGTATTTGTGCCTTTGTCTTATCTTGAGCTCTTCTGACAGTGAGTTTGTTGCCAGTTACTTTCTCAACAAACATTTCTTCCTGACCAACATAAATGTATGTTCCAGCGGTAACTTGAGTACCATCAGCAACATCAATCACTACCTCAGTAAGATCTATATCCTCACTAAGTTGTGTGATCTGTGAGTCATTGTAGTCCTGAACTGCTCTTGGTTCAACACGATAACTGACATCTCTAGTGTAAGTAGTTCCAGAAGCGCCTCTGGTTCCAGCAATATAACCAACTTGAACCTTCTTGACAATTTCTCCTGTAACATCTGAAACAGGACCATAAAGATAAGTCTTGGCAGTAAAATTAATTGTATAAACTAATGCCCTTCTTGTATCAAAATTACCTTCATAATCATCTTCCATTGAGATAGATTCAATTTGAACTGGAACATTTTGTGTCTCTGCCAGTTCACCTAAAAACTTAATAGGAAGAGTATATGCTGGTTGGAAATAAGGTAAAATTTGCTCCACAATTTGAAGCATATCATCATTCAACTTTGTCATAATTGACAATTCAAATGTCATATTATATGGAACAGGCATATAGACCTTTTTGGTCTTTGTTCCACCATCAGTTACACCATAAAATGCTTGAGTTTGAGTTGCCTTTCTGGCTGGATCATACTGAAGATCAGTAAACTCAAATGACATTCTTGGAAGAGTCATCTGAACTGGTTTGTTCAAATCTGCTTCTTGTTCCAACCTTGCCAGAAACTTTTGAGTTGGTCCATAAGCGAGAGGAACTTTGATGACACTAAAAGTATCATCATTGGAATCCTTGTGCTTGATTTCAATACCATTGAAGAGAGAACCAAATCCAATAATTACGGATCTGAAAATCTCATTATAGAAATACTCAAACATTTTTGTTACAGAATTATACTACTATTTAACCAATTTTTATTTAAGGCATTCCAAATGGATTGGATTTGGAGAAGTTGATGATTGAATCTGCCTCAATTTCAATAGTATCATTATCGGCATAAGGTGTAACAAGATCATCTGTATTGACTGTTCTGATTACGTGTCTTGCGCCAGATTCAGATCCAACAAGAATTTCTCCTGGTCCAAATGAACCATCAACAATAGAAATTTCAAGAGTATTATTGGCAGCATCATATTCTTTAACTCTTGCTGTTGTTCCAGATGATTGACTTGTAACAATTTCATTGAATATGAAGGAACCAGAGGAATCAGTTCCTATTCCAGAAGGAGATTCAAATGTAAGGTCTGGAGCAGTAGTATAACCAGCACCAGAGTTAGTAATTACAGCATATGTGACAATACCTGCGGAGTTAATTACACCATATCCAGTAGCAACTGTGTATCCAATTCCTGCTCCTGGATCAGCAAAGGTGATTGATGGATTGGATGTATATCCACTGCCAGCATTAGTAACTGTGATACTCATTACTGATGTGAGGGTGGTGATACCAGCACTTGCTGCTGCTCCAGTTCCACCTCCACCTTGAATAGTGACAATTGGTGCTACAGTGTATCCACAACCAGCATTTGTCAAATCAATTGACATAATCTTGCCAGTATTGGTTCCATCGCACCCAATATAACTATTTGTAAGAGATGCTATACCTACAGCAGTTACACCTCCAACAGGTGCTGAACTAAATCCAATTGTTGGGGCAGTTTTATAGTTTTTGCCCATATTTGTAATATAGATATCCAAAATAGAACCAGAAGCACAAGTTGTTGCTGTACCTGTTGCTGTTGATGCTGCTCCAATCAGAGTTAAAGTTTGAATATAACCAATTTGTTCAATTTCATCATCAATTGTCTCAACACCAGTATCCAGAACTTCATCTTCATATCTGAAGAGTTCACATCTTAGTTGATAAACATAGTTTTTTTGGAGTTGATAGAATGGTTGCTCGTGCTCAACATACTTAATCTCAAAAAGACGATCACCAAGTGGAAAATAGACCAAATCACCTTCTTTTGGTCTAGTTGCCAACTCAATATTTGGTAAATTCTTAATTAAAGGAGTGATATATGTCTCATATCTTTCCCTAGACAAGATCAGAGTCAAATCATCCTGCTCTTGGATACCAAATTTGGATAAAAGCGTGCCTTGACCACCAAATCCATCATAATTGTCCACGTATGCCTCAATCGGATAGGCACTTGTGAACTCAGATTGGATAACTTCTCTAATTACAGTGTTTTTCTTAAGATATTTTCTTGGAATATAGTAAATTTCAACACCATACATCTTCAGTTGCTCATTTACGAGACTCTGAATTAAGTTTTGTTCGCTTTTACTGCCATTCAGAAAGTATGGATTGAGCATAGCATTATCCTATCAAGTCTAAAGGTGGAAGTTCATATGTACTCATCATCTTTTGCTTGATTTCATCAAGTTCTCTCTGACCATCATCAAATATTGCTCT